CGATTTCGAGCGTGCCCAGTACAAGTCCGTGTACCGCCAGAGGTCACAGGGGACAAGGGCAGAGGCCAAGACGGACAAGGTTGGGTGGACAAGTACCAAGCGGTCGAAGCGGGTGCTGCTTGGCGGACTGTCCCGTGCGCTGGCGCAGGGCGAATGCGCCATCCTGAGCGGTGAGTGTCTGGACGAGATGCTGGAGTACATCGTCATGGAGGACGGGAGCATCGAAGCAGGCAGCAGGCGCGACGAGTCGAGCGGTGCCCGCGAGTCTCACGGTGACCGTGTGATTGCAACGGCTGGTGCGCTCATGCTGTGCGAGGAAGGTGTCGGCGCTCCAGAGAATGCCCCCATGTACGAAGAGAACACCTTGGGCGCTATCTTGGGTCACGAGGAGATCATGCGTGGCGAACAGTAAGAAGAAGCGTGGCCCCAATCTTTCGGTTGGCCGTGGCGAGAAACTCTCCGTTGCACGAGGTGGTGGGTTGACCGCCAAAGGTCGTCGCAAGTACAACAGCGCGACCGGGAGCAATTTGAAGGCTCCGACGAAAGACAAGGACAACCCTCGCCATAAGTCGTTCTGTGCGAGGAGCCGATCGTGGCGCAGTGATCGCGGCCTTGCGGCGCGAGAAAGATGGGGTTGCTAATGGCGAGAAAGAACAGTCTGGTTGGAAACATCAATCGTCGAAAGAAGGCTGGAACCAGCCGTTCCAAGTCGAAGTCAACGATTAGCGACAAGGCTTATGCCGCCATGAAACGCGGCTGGAAGAAGAGCAAGTAATGCCAAAGGTAGGAAAGAAGAAGGGGGGTCGCAAGTGAAGAAAGGCAAGAAGAAGGGCGGCAAGAAGTGCTGATTCGGGCAACGGATCGACTGATTCCACTAACTTCGATTCACTTCTGTGTGGATCGAAAGGACGGAATCGCGGTTCACACAATCAATGAGCAGGTGTTCTTCGCCGATGGCAAGGACGCCGAAGTAATCCGTGCAATGGTCGCAAGAATTCAGAAGTCTGATTCTGGAAAGAAGGCATCGAATGTACGCAAAGAAGAAGAAGAAGAAGTCGCCAAGTAAGAGTCCCTCTTTCAGCGGGCGCTCTGCTGGCGACCGTCGTGGCATTCACGGCCATGACAAGGGCGGTAAGGGTGGCGGTTTCGGTGGAGCAATGGGCGGCGGCAAGAAGTAAGCCATGATCAAGGGCGATCTGGCAACAATCCGGACTGAGATTGAGAACGCAGAAGAGTTCCGCGATTCTCATCTGACCCAGTGGCGATCGCTGATTGAGCGGTTTCACGGCCCCGCATTCAGGGATCTGGATCGAGGCGAGGATGATCCAGAGAACTTCGTGCATGAATATGTGGCGCTTGTGCTGCCGCGAATCGTGCATGATGCGCCCAAGATCCGGGTGAAGTCTGCCCGACCAATCACGCAGGGTTTGGCCGCTGGAGTCCTTCAGGTTGCGCTGAATCGCTGGTGCAGGATGACGCGAATCCGCACCACTCTGGAGCGGATTGCCACCGACATGTTGCTTGGGTTTGGCGTTGGCATGGTGGTCAATGAACCGCGCAAGGGCTACAGAGCATCAGATGACGCCGATCCCTATCTGCCTCGACTGTATCGAATCAGTCCTGATCGGTTTTTCGTCGATCCTGCGGCCACGAGTCTGGAAGATTCTCGTTTCATGGGCCACTGCTATATCGTTGATAAGGAAGACCTTATCAAGCAGGCGGAAGATGAAGACGGGTGGGACAAGGATCTGATCGATCGAATTGCAGAGAACAGCGGAATCGATGAGATTCGCGAGGACTCCCGCCGCGACCGATTTATCCCAGACCGTGGCGAAGTGGTGATTTACGAGGTCTGGGTGCCGGAAGTGCGCGAAGAGTTGATCGAAGAGATCGACGGCGCCACTGGCATGAACATGTTCAACGGCACGATCTACACCGTGCTGAAGCATCAGTTCCCCGGCGAGAAGGACACTTTCATGGGCTTTGTGCGCAAGCCGCGCCCATACTGGGGGCCGCGATCCGGCCCCTATGAAGTGTTCGGCGTCTACACGGTGCCGGATGATCCGTACCCGCTGTCGCCAATCGTCGCGATCATTCCGCAGATGGACGATGTCAACATGCACCTGCGCAACATGCGCTACGGTGCCAGCGCCTACAAGCGCCTGATTGCGGTCGATAGCCGTAACCCCAAGTTGGCACAGGACATCCGTGATCAGAACGACCTGTTCGTCGTGCTTGCGGACGGCATTGATGCGTCTCAGGTGGTTCCGATTGAAGTTGGCGGAATCACCACCCAGCAGGTGAACTATGCCCAGTTGGCGCAAGATCGTCTGGATCGCGTCTCAGGCATCCACGATGCAATGCGCGGCAATGTGAAGGGTTCTGCCACTGCCACCGAGGTGGCTGTTGCCGAGTCTTCGGCTGGCCTGCGAATGTCACACATCAAGCGGCAGTTTCAGGAGAGCGTGAACAACGCGATGAAGACTGTTGCGTGGTTCATGTTCCACGACTCCAAGGTCGAGTTCCCGCTTGGATCGGACGGCATTCCGCTTCTTGGCGCAAATCCAGAGCCAGTGTTCAGCGCGTCTGCAATGGTGGGCGCATTTGAAGATCTGGATCTTGAAATCGAAGCCATGAGCATGGAGCGAGTCAGCGAGCAGATGGTTCAGCGTCGCGCACTTGAGGTTCTTCAGATCATTGGAAATCTCAGCGCGGCGGTGATTCAGGCTCCTCATGTCAAGTGGAAGGATGTGATGAGTCTCGTGGGAGATGCCATGAACATCCCGAATCTTGGCGACATGATCGATGTAAATGCAGGCAAGCAGATGCAGCAGCAGATGCAGCAGCAGCAGATGGCTCAGGCTGCTCCGCAGTCTCGATCTGGCGTGATTACTCCATCATCCGGCGAGACTCAGGCTCGACCAGCGAGTCGATATTCGCGCGGGGGTTTGGAATCCTGACATGCCTCTGTATTCTTTCATTGACGAGTCCGGAGCAGTCGCTGAATTCATGTACTCCATGAAGGAAGCGCCGAGCATCGGAACAACCGTTTCAATCGATGGTCGGGAATGGACTCGCGTCGTGAGCGACTTTACTGTCGATCCCGGAGCGAATCGTTCGCAATACCCCTATGTGTCCAATGCGCTCCCTCGCAATCTTGAGGGATGCCCAACGAACTCACAGGGAAAGCCAGTCATCATGTCGAGGCGACATGAACGCAACATCGCCTCAATGCACGGTTACACAAAGGATTAGGACACTATGGGTGAACCCGATATCCAAGACGAAGTCGAAGTGCCGGAAACGGCGCAAGAGACTGTTTCGACAAGCACCGCCGACGCCGAAGAGGACGCAGTTCTCGATCGGCTTCTTGGCATTTCCGAAGAGACTTCCGTCTCTACTAAGATTGCTGAGACGAAGCCGGAGGTTCCTGTCACAACTTCTCAGGTGACGGCAAACCCGTCGCGAGAGAAGGCTATCGCCGTACTCAAGCGAGACGGCGTTCCTGAATCTGTGATTGCATCAGCCAGCGACGATCTGATTGCCGAATGGGCCGACAAGGCTTCCAAGCGGCAGAAGGATGTTGATGGATATGCAAACAAGATGAAGGAGTTGGAGAAGAAGGTCGCAGCATCCAGCAAGACAGCGGACGAAGACGATGATGTCATCATCGAGGACGGCGAAGACGCCGAACCCTCTCTGACTGATGACGATTCATCTGACTCCGTAAACGACGAGCAGACGGATGATGACGAACCCAAGAGCAAGTCCAAGTCCATCAAGTCGATGGAGTCGGAACTTGCTGAACTGCGGAAGTCCCAACAGGAATTTCAGCAGCAATCGTTGCTGTATCAGGTGGAAGTGGCCGATGCCGCTTTCCGTCATCTCTATGGCGAAAAGGCTCCAGAAAGGGATGCAATCGTCAGCGAGATGAATCGACTTGGTGCAGCGAAACCCGGTTCTTATCAAACGATGATGCAACTGGCGGAAGAGGCTTATTCCAACCTTGCTGGCCCAATCAAGAAGCAGAATGCCCGAAAGGCTACTCAGCCAACGGCTGCGACGAAGGTGTCTCGCGTAGAGCGCCCCATCTCGCAGGCGGATACTGAGGATGCGATCTTGGATGCCATCATGGACGGAAAGTCTCCGCGAGATGCTCGTCAATCAATTAGAAAGTGAGTTGAATCATGGCTGGCACTCCCATCCAAACTTTCAATGACTTCATGAATGCGACTGGCCCGACCTATCTGACCAGCGCCGACTCTGTCATCAACGAGGCTGTAAAGAACACCTACGCTCTGTCGCGTCTTCTCAAGGACAAGACCAGCGAGGCAACCATTCAGGGTGGTAATTCAATCAAGGATGTCATTATGTTTGATGACTCCTCGACCTACGACCACTACCTGCCCAACGACACCTTCAACTGGCGCAACGCGCAGGTGCTTGACACTGTCACCTGCAACTGGCGCTTCAGCATCGACCACATGGCGTGGACTGACCACGAGGTCGAACTGAACGCTGGCGAAGGCGCTGGTCGCGACTATGTGAAGGCGCAGTACAAGCGTCTGAAGCGGTCGAAGGAACAGCGCATGTGGACGAGCCTGATGAATGGCTTTGAGGATGACCTGTGGCGCACGACCTTCGGCAACAGCGGCGAGATGGAGTCTGCTGGCGGCAAGTTGCCCTTCAGCATTCCGGCCTTCATTACCGAAGTGCCTGATGCTAGCAACCCCTTCGGCCTGCGTGGCGGTTCTCCGCTTGGCTGGAGTTCGGTGATGGGTCTTGCGAACGGCAGCAGCGGCGAGCGTCGTTGGACGAATCAGATTTCGTACTACGATCCCGGCGCGAGTGATCCGAACCTCGCACTGGCTACCAAGACAGATATCGAGAATGTTCGCGATAACGGCGGCACGACCTATAGCGCCGAAGTTGGCGGCCTGATCACTGCTTTTGATGACATGTTCCTCAAGGTGCAGTTCACGCCTCCTTCGACTCGTCAGGAGTATTTCGAGAAGCCCAGCCTGAATCGCCAGATGATTCTCTGCTCGCGTCTGGGTCTGAACCAGTACAAGCAGGCTCTGCGAGCCAGCAACGACACGCTGGTGTCGTATCAGGACGCTGCCTACAACGCTCCGGCGTATAGCGGCATCGAACTGATGTACTGCTCGAACCTCGACAACGCGGCGATCTTCCCGAAGGGTTCGACTTCTCGCACTGCTCACAATACCGATCTTGCGAGCAATTCAGTGTCTTCGACCGTTGGTGCCACCGAAACTGGCACTGGCGTGACTGACAGTGGCGCACGATACTTCTGGGTGAACGGTAACTACCTGACCCCGATCTATCACGCTCGTCGTTACTTCGAGAAGCACGAAGTGCTGCGTCACCCCAACCAGCCCTTCACCTATGTGCAGGTGGTGGATTGCTGGTGGAACCTGTTCTGCAACAGCCGCCAGCGCATGGGCATTGTTGCTCCTCTAAACCTCGCCTAAATCGAATGGGGGGTGGGCTAGTGCCACCCCCCACTTCTCAACACGAAAGGACTTACACATGATTCTTGCCCCCACTTTCGGCCCCATTGGCATCCAGCCTCATGGCGCTACCGCCAAGGTCATCAACCGTCACAGCAGTGCTGTGTCTGTCGGTGATGTGGTGATCACTTCGTTTGCTCACACCAGCGCTGCTTATTCGAATGCTCCGGCAGACGATGCGGCTCTGCGACTTTCTCCGTTCTCCTGCGTCAAGTTGGCCGATGGCGATCTTGCCAACGGCGGAACGACTGAAGACGGTGGTCACGGTCAGGCTGGTTACCTTGGCGTGGTGATTGGTCTTGGCAATCAGGCTGGCGCTGCTGGCTCTGAGATTGATGTGCAGTTTGGTGGCATCGCTGCCGCCAACTGCGCTGCAACGACCAACAACATCGTTCTGGGTAGCAAGTTGTTCCTGTCCGATACCGCTGGTCGTTTTGCAAACGCTGCTGGATCGACTGCACCGGATACGACCTGCGCCATTTCGCTTGGCGCAGTCACTGCTGCTGCAACTGGCGTGATCAATGTGTTGCTGTTCAACGGCCCCATTGACTGCTCCACTCAGGGAATTTCCTGAAATACTGAACTGAACTGAACCTCTGGTGGGCGAAAGCCCACCAGAGGACTTACATGCCTACCTTCGCAGAAGCAAAGAATCACGCGATCCTCGCCGTTGGCGGGTATCCGTCTCTCGCTCCCGGACAGACACGAGACGGGCGTCTTGCCGAAATCGTGAATCAGGCTGGCAACCATTTGTTCTGCCGACCTTGGCGATTCCGCGAGCGCACGACGAAGTACATGAGTCTGGTGGAAAACCAGTCCTATGTGGCGCTACCAAGCGATGTCGAAGAACTTCTGTCGATCATCTCGACACAGTCTCTTGGATACATGATCGAGATGGTCACTCCAGACCATATGGAGCAGTTGCGTCAACTTGGCCTGACTATGACTGGCCCAAGCGTGACCCATGCCTGTTTTGCTCGCACTGAGCCAAACGCAGGAGATGCTCTTCCGGCAGTTCGTCTTGATATCTACCCAACTCCTACAGCCGCAGTGACCGACGCCATTGCGGTCAGGTATCGGTCGAGTTGGACTTCCATTGCAAGCAACGCTGCGGACTCTTACGAGGTTCCAATTCCGAAGTATGTTGACGCACTGTTCATCGCCTATGTGCGTGCATTTGCTCAGGCATACGAAGACGAGAGTCTGTCGCAGCGCATTGCAGAGATTGAGGCTGGCCCAATCCTCGCCACATCACAGACCAAGGATGGATTGCTACAGCGCGATCTTGGACGAATCCGTCCTAACCGCCCCGCTTCATCAATCAATTGGACGCGGCCTGATTACGGCTATGTCCAGAATCCGAACTGACCATGCGATTTAGAGGCCAATACAACCCAGAGTTCGTGTACATGACCAACGACATTGTCTGGCTGGACGGATGTTCGTGGGCCGCGTCTAAGGTCATTACTATTCGCACGCCTCCTCCCGGAGACGGATGGATCCTTTGCGCTGCAAGGGGTCAGGACGGATCATCTGGACGCGATGGACGCGATGGTTCAGAAGGCAAGGTTGGCACCGGAATTCCGGTCGGCGGTAGCGGCGGTCAGGTTCTCCTGAAGCAGTCTGATTCTGATTACGACGCTCGATGGGGAACGATCAGCGCATCGCAGGTTGGCGCTGCCAAAGAACTGCACAAGCATTCGATTGATGATGTTGTTGGGCTTCAGTTCGCTATTAGCGCAATGGCTTCTCGTCAACACCTACACCCCATTTCGGATGTTGGTGGTCTTGGCGAGGCGCTTGACAGGAAGTCCAATACGGGTCACAAGCACGATGCAGAAGACATTGCTATTGGCGATATGACGATGAGGTCTGTGCTTCTGTCTAACGCAGAACCGACCATCACTCTTCGCAGCAATGAAAGCGGAGAAATGTCCACGATCAAGCAGACGATTGGCGGAAACATGAGAATCGTCTCATCCGGCGGATTGTCTGTGACAATTGGAGATGCTCCGCTCATTAGTGCTGGCCGCAACACGGTTTCTGTCGATGGAACGGTTGTTGCAAACATCGTCAAGGCTGGATTCGGCGGAATGATCATTTCAGGCCCGGTGACTCCAAAGATTGGAAATGGAGAAAAGGGCCAACTGTGCTGGGACAGCGAGTACCTGTACCTGTGCATCGGCAAGGGAATCTGGAAGAAGATCCGACTGGAGGAACTGGCATGACTTACTATCAGCAGAATGTTCTGGCGGCTATCAAGACCGATACCGACAACCTGACGCTTGCAGGCACTACGAACGCCACCGTACAGACCACTGGTGGTAACAAGTCCGCTACTTCAACCCGCCCGGTGAGTGGCAGTGGATCTTTCGTGTTCAACGCGGAAGGTCTTTCTTACATGAAGATCTACCCGTTCTTCCAGAACACTGGAGCCAATACGGTGACCAGCCCAACGCTGCGAGTCATTGGATGGAACCTGAATGTGGCATCTGGCCTCTACATTCCAATGCTGATTTGCGATGTTGCAATCACCCTCACGACATCCGACGCCACGATCAACTCTGCATCACTTCGTCAGGCGCTTGCAATCACCAAAACCTACGGTGATGCCAAGGTGTACAGCAGTGCATCCAGCCCCGCATGTGGCGTTGCGATGCTTGTCGATACGCTTGGATGTCAGTTGATTGAACTGGCATTCCGCGCTGCGAGTGTCGGTGGAACTCCGGTTGCAAACGCTTTGTACATGAGCATTTGATGTATCGGATACGCACATCGGACATGCTTCCTGTGGAGTTGCGAGTTCGCAACAGAATTTTGCCAGTTAGTGGAGGCGACGGCTCCACGCTGTCGCTCGACTTCACCACGGGCGTCCTCGACTCGCGCTTCACCTTCTCGCGCAGCAGCAACGCCACCTTCATCAACTCCAGCGGATATGTGGTGTATGCCGATCACAACTTGGTTCGAAATAGCACATTCAGTTCGCTTACTGGGTGGGCTCCTAATGGAACAGGCACAACTACAAATGCTGATGGTGTCTTGACGCTTTCAACAAGTGCTGCGCAAACGCAGTTGTATTACTCCCAAACAAATGCA